GGTCAAAGACGAACGAGTCTTCATCGCACCACCGCGCCGCTGCGTGAAAGCTCTGTTGCGTTCGGCTCGCAGAATCGCAGCCGGCAACGATGACCACAGCCACCGCCATGATGATGGCGCGCGCACGCGTCACAGCCGACGCTCCCGCTCCACCCGCATCCGCTCATCCGCCGCGGCCTGCGCCTCATCCTTCGTCCGCCCGACCGCAATCACATCCGCCGGCCGTTGCGGATGCCGCACGATCCAGCGTTGCCGTTCGTTGCACCAGGTCGCGCCCATCAGCTGCCCTCCGCCACATCGAAGCGCCCGGCCAGCTCGGCGGCGGATAGCCCCACTTCCATGACCCGCGCCATCGCATCGGTGGGCATGTCGCCATAGGCCTCGAGCAGCAGGTCGCGCAGCTGCTCAAGCGATTCTGCGCGGGCCACCAGGGCCGCGATGGTGTCAAACATGGCACCGATGGCGGCCGCGCCATCCGCCTCGAGGCGATCAGCCGCGGCGCCGGCGTAGCGGGCCGGGCTTCGTGGTTGGGTGCCGCTGCCGGCCCGGAGCGCGCCTTTCTCGAGTGCCGTCGGGCTCGGTGCCGGTGCTGTCGCCTTGGTCACGGACAGTACCGGCTCGTTACCGTCCGGCCGCGGAATGCGCAGCTTTTCATGCGCCCAGCTCACCGGGATCTGCATCCCCACCTCGGCCAGCTTGGGCAGGGCGTCGGCGTAGGCTGCCACGTCCTCGGCCTCGCCCAGGTCGAACAGGAAGCGCGGGCAGCGGCGCAGGCTTTCGATGCGTCCGCGGTTGATGGCCAGCAGCGGATAGACCAGGTCGCGGGTGAGGGTTCCGGCGATCTGGCGTGCGTCGGCGGTGCGGATGTCGGCGCGCACCTCGGCGTGCAGGTCGGCCACGCCGGAGCCCATGCCGGTGGCCCTGGCGGAGCTGGAGAGCACCTGACCCAGGATCGCCTTGGATTCGGCATCGTCCGCCCAGTTGGCCATCTCCAGGTGCGGGGTGCTGGTGCCGCTACCAGTGATCTTGCTGATCTCGATGGCCATCTGCTCGGGCATGATGGCGCGGGCGTCGTGGCCCAGGGCGGCGACAGCGCGCATCAGGCTCGCCTTCTCTGCGGTGCTGGCGCTCTGCGGATACTTGCCCATGATGATGGGCAGCCCGAAGGTTTCAAGAAACTCGGCAAAGTCGCCCACCGAATAGGCCTTGTAGATGAACGGCCAGGTGAGCACACGCCCCAGCCCGGCGCGGGAGAGGTAGCCGGTTTTCACCTTGCCGGGCTGGTGCATGATCCAGCCCATGGGGATCAGCTCGGCACCTTCGCCGGAGTTGTCGCGCAGGCGCAGCTCGCGCCGGTTGGTGGTGAGGCGAAACCAGGTTTGCGGGCGTGGGTGGAAAGCGGGCACCCAGTCCCCGTCCATGCGCTGCCACTCCAGCTCGATGCCGGAAAAGCCATGGCCGACGCCATCCATCATGGCCACCAGGGTGTCTTCCAGGTCATCGACGGCATTGCGCAGCACGTCTTCCACCCAGGCGGCGTCCTTCTTCTCGCGGGCGCTGGCGTCAGCCGGCGGCTCGATGGACCAGTCCAGGCCCAGGATGGCGCCGGCGCGCTTGCCGAACTCGCATTGCATGTGGGCATCGCGATCGCGCATGTCGTCGAACAGCTGATGCTGCGCCATGATGTCGCCCTGGTCGGCCTCGCGCAGGATGCGCGCCGCCCGCGCCGGGCTGATGCCGTCCAGCTGGCTTTGAAGCGTCTCGTTTTCCAGCGCCGCGATCTTCGCGGTCTGCGGTTCGGCGAGGATCTCGCGATTGATGGGTTTGCCGTATTGGTCGAGGATGGGCATGGCTATCTCGGTGTCTTGATTCGGGTCATTCGACCGCAGTGCTCACATGTGGTCTTGGTCTTTTGCTCAAATCGCTTTCGGGCGACATCAAGTTCCTGACGCCGCCATTCGAAGCGGCTTTCCTCACGAGCGAGCCTTGCCAGAACCGCGATCGGATTCAGACGCTCACCGCAACACTTGCATTTGACCTCCGCGAGCATTTCATCGACTTCAACTTGGGTGTGCTGACACGCCCCAGGGCGAAATCGACTCGCGACCTCGTACAGGCAGATCACGTTCGTCGGCTCGGTGGGCACGTCGGAGATGTCGATAATCATCAAAACATCCTCCGCGAGGCGAACCCGCCGAAGTCATCGTCATCGGAACCCCGCCCGGACACCGGGCCGCGCGGGACACTCTGGAAACCCTCCGCCCCCACCATGCCATTGGTGGCCAGCTGAAAAAGCATTTCCAGTGCGTCCGGTCCGTCGTCGTGGTCGGCCTTGGGGAAGTGGCGCAGCTGCTCGAGCAGCGTGCCCTGTGAGGGGTGCAGGCGGATCAGGCCGTTCTTCACATGGGGCTGGATGGCTTCGATGCGCAGGATCTTGTCGGTGTTGGTCTGGATCGCCCGCGCCGGTACCGGAATGCCGCGCATGGCGCTTCGGCGCACCAGTTCGCTGTAGAGAAAGGCCTGGAACTGCACCGTCTCCACGCCCCACAGCAGGCAGCGGTATTCCATCTGCAGGCTGATGATGTCTTCGATGATGCGGTCGGGAAGGCGCTTTTTGATGAGCGCCTCGACCACATCCAGCACGCCGGTGGCGCGGTTGTAACCGCCCACAAGCAGCGCCGAGGGGTCGCGGCTCTTGCCGGCCTTTCCCAGGGACGGATCGCAGGCACCGTAGAACAGCCAGTCGCGCAGGCGATTGACCCAGAAGGTGATGCAGTTGGCGAAGGGCGCGTCCTCGGCCGACAGCGGGTCGTTCTGCAATTCGCTGTCGAAGGCGTCGTGGCCGTCGCGGGCGCGGATCTTCATGAGGTCCAGCAGCGGGCGGCCGGCGGGCCAGCTGACCACGGCGCCGGCGTTCATTTGCGCCTCGTGCACGGCGTAGTAACGGGCGGCTTCGTCTTCGCCTTCGTTGCGGTAGATCTCTTCCCAGGCGTCCCACAAGGCCATGTTGTCCGGCCACTGGATGAGGGCCTTGAACTTGCGGCTCGTCCACAGCGGGTTCTTGAGCAGGCGGGCGAGCACCGAGTCGTAGTGCAGGATGGTGCCCACGATGACCGCGTCGAACTTCTCGCCGGCGCCGCCCAGCTTGAGCACCGCCTTGGTGATCCAGCCCATGAGCTTGTCGCGCTGCTCGGGCGTCTTCACGTTTTCGTCGTTTTCGAGATCGTCACCCACGAACAGATCCGGCCGGTGCGGGCCATGGCGACGGCCCCGTATGCGCTTGCCGCTGCCCACCGCCTCGACCTTGCGGCCGTTGGTGGTGACGATCACCCCGGCCTGCCACACCGGCCCCTGTCCGCAGGCCTCGGGGAAGTCCATCACCAGGCGCGGGTTCGCTTCGAGCTCCGCCTTGATGGCCTCCAGCATGATGGCCGCCTGGTCGAAGGCATCCATGCCGATCATGGGATACCACTTCAGCCCGGTGATCAGGCACCACAGCACGAACAGCTGAGAGGTGATGGTGGACTTGGCCTCGCCACGCGGCGCCGCCAGGGCGTCGGTCTCGCTCCGCGTGCTGCGGGCGATCTCCTCGAGGCGGTCGTACAGGTACTCATGCAGCACCGACGGCGCCTTGGTGACGTAGTGCGGAAAGTAGGTCTGCACGAAGAAGCGGAAGCCGCCCAGGCCCAGCGTCTTTTCGCGGCGCGCTGCCATCGCGGCCGGGTCCGGGTCAAAACCGGACACCTCGGCCTCGATCTGCGCACGAAAATCGCCGGCGAGTTTGGCGAGGTCGGTGAGGAATTCTTTCCGGTTAAACTTGCCGTTACTCATTTCGGGAGGCCAGCATGAAGCGGGACATGGACTTGATTCGGCAGATCGTTATGGCAGTGCGAGACAACCCAGGGCCGCATCTCATTACCAGCATCGAAGGGGTTGAAAGTGAGGTTTACGTCGAGCACGCGCGCCTGCTCGACGAGGCCGGGCTGGTAGAGGCGACCATCATCGACGATATCCATGGGGTATCTGGCCTCGCTACCATCAATCGATTGACTTGGAGTGGCCATGATTTCGCAGACGCGATTGAAAGTGACACCGTGTGGGAGAAGGCAAAGGGAACGGCAAAGCAGGCCGGCGGATGGACCTTCGGCATCCTGCTCGATATCGCCAAACTGGAGATCAAACGAAGAATCGGGATGGCTGATTGAGGCGCTCATTCGAAGTACTCCGGCCACCGCTCCACCAGCGCCGCGCGGTTCCCGCCCGCCGTTTCATACAGATACGCCAGGCGTTCGAACACGGTTTCGCCGTCGGTGAGCCACACGGTGTCGGTGGCGCCTTCGACCATGTCGGCCATGGCCTGCATGATTTCGGCCTGGGTGACATCGAGGCGACGGGCCAGTTCGAAAGGGTCAGCCATAGTGCTTCACCACTTCATCACCGAAGCCGTCGAGGACGGCCGCCACGGCGCCGGCATGGGCCGGCTGGTGTTTGCGCACGTAGTCCAGCAGCAGCTTGATTACACCCATGGCCACGGCCAGCTGGTCGGTCTCTGGCATCAGGCGTTTTGAAACAGCCATCAGCTTGTTGTAGGCGTCGGCCAGGCTGGCCAATAGCTGCACCTTGGCGGGCGCGCCCATCTCTTCGTCGGCCTGGATCGCCTCGACCGTGGCCTGTACCTGTTGCACCACCACCGCCAGGGTCTGGCGCACCACGTCTTCGATGCCGCCGCCGGCGATCATCTGCGCCGAGCGGGCCTTGTCCCAGTCGTCGCCGGCCTTCTTGGCCTCGCTCTTCCAGCGACGGGCGGTGGCCACGGGCACGCCTTCCTTGACGGCGGCGACTTCCAGCCCGAGCTGGTCGAAGACGTAGGCGGCGCGCACGGCGCGGCGGATATCCTCAGAATGCGCCACTGGACACCTCTTGCAGAAGGCCGGGCGCCCGCAGGGCC